GCTCGCGCAAAGGGTAGGTTATGATTTATAGTAAGTACGCCAGCCCCTATCGAGGCTATCCGTCCTCACTACGACTCAAAACTTTTCCCTGGCGGCATCCCAGAGCTTTTAATGCCCGATTTCTGCTAGACCATCTCAATCTTTATAGGTCTTGTTCAGTAAGGATCTCAATCTTTATACCTGCACTGAACTAGTTAAAAGTATCAACCGGATGGAACGTGTCAATAGCTTTAACAAATTTATTTCATTCCTCGTTCAAGGGCTTCGACAAAGCTGATGTCGGCAGGGATTTCTACTCCGCCACCTTTTGCGCCGCCAGATGAGGGGATAGTAGACCGGAGCTCTTTGGTCAGCTTTTCTAGCTCGGAGATACGGGTCTGGGTCTTGGCCACATAATCCTGGAATACGTTCATAACCACAGGCATAGCCGCGGCATTGAAGGTCAACTTAGCTTTAGCCCGAGGGTCAAGCTCAGTATTCTCGATCTGCATAGCCTGCTGTTGGATGTTGTTTAAGGTGTTATTCCAAGCTTCATTCCCCTCAATAGGACGCAATAGAGCATTCTCCTTTTGAAGGTTTTGCCACTCGGAATCATAAGCAGTTTTAACTTCTGACTCCATTCTTTGCTGGAAAGCTGCCGCCTCTTTCTGCTCTTCTGCCTGGATCATCTGCAATACAGTATTAACATCTTTAGTTAGAACCTCTCGTCTGTCAAAGACCCTTTGAAGTTCTTCTGCCTTGCTTCGAATAGCTAAAGAATCTACTGGGTCAAATGCGCTTGTAGCTTCTTTTAGCAGGGCGCGACGTTTCATCGGGTCTGGCTCAACCATTGCGGCGTAGATATTCCGGGGGTCAACTCCCTCATAAAGCTTGGTGATCTCAGAAACCTCTTTCTGAATACTGTTTAAAGGCTCGGTGACAGCCTGTTTGTATTCCTTGGTAGACTCCAACCTAGAGAACTTCAACTCATTCTCGTACTCGTCTCGCTCCTGCTTGAGGGCGTCTAGCTGATTTTGCAAGTCAATCTGCTCCACCGAATTGGTTGGGGCGTCAGAAACTTTGCCTTCAAGTTCTTTCAGTTTTGTGCGGGCATCGCGTAAGTCTTTGGTTAGCCGAGCCCAAGCTGTTTGAGCTTCGGGTTTAAGATTGTCTGGGGCTTTAACATCAGAGTCATCGGAAACTGCTTCAGTCTTTGTGACTTCTTCCTGCCCAGTCATCCGCTTGGTCAAAATATCTAAAGGGTTAGTTGTGGCAGAAGCGTCAGTCTTGGCTACCTCAACAGATTTTGCGGTTTCGGCCGGGGCTGTTACAGCAGTTGCGACGGGAGCTTCAGCCGCGGGAGCTTGATTTAGGGCTTCAAATCCGGCGTCAAATGCATCGGCAAAACTAATATTATCCAAGGTTGCTGCTGTAGGTGTGGGTTCTGCGGTTGCTGTTTCACTCATATTTTATTTTCCTTTATTGATTTGTTTCTTCTGTTTTGGTTTCCCAAGGCTCCGGAAGATTTGTTGGTTCCCCCGGTTCTTCTGACAAGGTTGAAAGAACGCGAATTGCCTCGAAGTATCCTTCTCTTCGTGCGTTCAGGGTCGCGTTCCAATCAATAAAATCAACGTTCGGGGGAGGAAGGGTTGCCGATGGAGTACCCAGGTTTAATAAAATTTGTATCAGAGATTCGCCGGCCTCGGATTTGCGGAAAGCTTTCCAAGCGTTCTTAAGATCGGCTCGTTTATTCCAGTCGGTTAACGTCATGCTTTTGGTGCGTTGGGTGTACTCATCGCAGCACGGAGATTAGCTGCGGTTTGCGCATCTTGTAAAGCTAATTTTTGCTTTAATTCTGCTTCTTTGAAACGCGCGTCAAGCTGTGCTCTCTCCTGCTTAAGCTGCATGTCTAGTTGATGCTCCTGCATTTTCATTTGCATCTGGGGTGAAATACTTTGCACTTGGCCTTGCTCTAAGGCGGCTTGCTGTTGTTGTTCGTTGGCGACTCGAATATCTTGCTCAACATCCCTCTGTAAATTTACAACGGCTTCACGTAAAAGATTCATGGCAAGTTTAGCCTGTCCAATTTCTTGTTGCTTTGTTTTGTCGTCAACAATTCTAACGAGATGTTCATTTGAGTGCTCGTATACCATCGTTAGGAACATCATGGTCGCCTGTTTGTCTTGAATCTGGTTATTCTGTACGGCCTGAACAATAGGTTGAGTTTCTTTCAAATGAACAGCTAAATGAATCGCATGATTTTCATTTGGCATTACCGTTACTTGTCTTCCTGCCTGCATCGAACCGTTTTCAAGTTCTGCAATCTTGGCGTCGGCTGGAATACGATTCTTAACATTCGGATTGGGTAAATAGCGGTCAACCTGGTCATAACCGACGCGGGCGGCTACGCGATCACGAATTGCGTTGACCTGCCCGAGTTCGTCAAATCTCGGCAACATCTGCATAAACTCATTAAAGGCTGACAAGCGAGCTGCGGGGGATCCAAGTCCTACTGCTTTTACAGCGTCAACATCATAAACGGCTTTAACTGCTTCCCACGGAACGCCACGCTCCTCAAGCCTACTGCGGAATTTTTTAGCTTCGTCAGATCCTTCTTCCCCGGGAACCCACGTATCGCGTTGAAGTCTTCTAAACTGTTCGCGGAGCAAACGTCCCCACGGAACATAAAACAGATTCATGGAATTTGTGGTAAGGATTGCTTCGTTGGCGACCTGAGCTTCTACTTCAGTCGCCGTGCGAGGATTGCCAGTAGGAGCGTTCATTTGAGTGCGGTAAGAACCAGTATTGCTTTGGCGAACCATAGCCATTTCGTTTACAATAGGCTGAACATTCGCAGCCAAATTCGGGTACTGCGTCTGCACAACATTTAATCCTGGGGGCAAGAATGAGAGAGGTCCGGAGTAGGCCATTGTCATCTTGGATACATCTTCGGCACTCTGTGGTTGCAGAAGAACTGAGGTCTGTAGCATGGCTCCGTCTGCCATGGCGCAACGCAAACGATTAGTCATCTGAATGTGCGGGAAAATCTTATAGCCTAGACCGCGAATTGAATGGTAAAGACCATTACCAACCCCGTAGGTAAAGATATGGAAAGCTTCTGAAGCGGATTTAAATCTATTCAGTTTTTTGAAAAGGAAATCACCGGAACCGTCGCGCAATCCAATAGCGTGTGAATAAGTCCCATCAAACTCCCTTACGTAGTAATGAACGACGTGGACTTCTTTTGCTCGAACGTGTGCAAAATAAAGATCGTTTGACTTTAACTGTCTTTGCAATTCTTCCCAGTTAAGGCCGTCGGTGGGAAAGGTTGTGGTGGCATTTCGGATTGCGTTTCTTACTGCGTCTACATTCCAACCAGCTTGTTCTGCAATCTTTGGATTCTCGATATATTGGAAAAGTTCGTGAACCAAATAAATCCTCCGAATAGCAGCAAACTCTACTTTATCTTCCGTGGCGGGAGTCCCGCGAGGAATAAAGAAATCTCCAATTGGGCAAACGGTCCACTGCCAATTGCGCTCATCTTCAAAGTAAGCGATACCAAGACCTTGGGATACAAAGTAATAAGAAAGCAACTGTTGTTTAAAATAAAAGCTGGGCCAATCTTTTGTTACAAGACGCGTAAACTCTTCTGCGATTATAGAGGCATACTCTTCACGCTGGCTTTCATCGCCAAATCGAGTTTTAATATTAACAAGCCGGTCAACAGAAGTGACCAAATCATTGTATGATGTAAGAGCTTTTTCAAGGTCTGCCCCAGCTTCACCAAAATTCAGATTAGCTCTATAACTTTGACCAAGTCTACGCAGGACAATAGGATCGTAAGGTGCGGCTCCATCAAACATATCCATAATTCGGGCGCGATCGCGGGCTCCCTGTTCGTCCGCCAAGTATAACTGTTGATATATAGAATAGAGTCCACTCTGGTCGGTAATCCTAGTTTTTGGTGGTTTTCCGTTTTCCGATATTGTTAAAAGGTCATCGTCAGGAACGGAATTCGTATTGTATTTGGGTTCCACAAGTCCGACTAGTATGGGGGAAGCCAATATTCCTGTCAATCATCCTTTTTAGGAATTGAGAAAAGAAGATTCGGATACGGCCGCGTCTAGCTTCTTAGCCTGCGCCTGCCAAGACGACCGAAGTTTACCGCTGACAAGAGACCCAGCTGTTATGCCCAGCTTCTGCCTAGCTAGATCAAGGCCAAGAAAGAAAGCGTCAGCTAAGTCGGGGGACTTACCGAGGCGCAATTTGTAGTCTCTTTTAGGTTCAACAGTCACTTTCCCGCCGGCGGTAGTATTGTATTTTCTTCCGGTCATTTCCTTGGCCAAATCTGGCACAATACCCCTCAACTGCCCCGATCTCATATACTCTACCCCGGAAAACCAAAGTTCTGTAACTCGATTAGTATACTTATCTAAACCACGAATGGGGTTAGTTACGCTGACGGGAAGTGTCGAGGCTTTTTCACCGAACTTAATTCGCAAGATCCGATTTGACCAGATTTCGGATAAAATGTCGCAAAAGGGATCCCCCGCGCCAGTAGCATCGATCGCTAGTCTTTCGGGCGGGACTCCCGACTCTTGGCATATCCGCATCACTTCTTTTGCAATTTGGAAGTTCCGTGGTTCTGGTTTGGTTACGTCTTCTCGTAGATTGTGAAATTTATGAAGAGCAACCGCCGGGCCCGATTCCTCGCTCTGACCGTATTTCAAAATAGCCAAAACAGATCTATCTCCTCCGTTTGTAAAGGCAGGATCGAATCCAGCTAGGTAAAGCGGGGGGTTAGACCATCTTGGCTCTTTAGTGACATCATACTTCCTGAAGTCTGCTTCTGAATATATGCCTTCCTCTGCCCCGACGGGCGCGGGGAAACTGCGTATGAATCTCCAGAAAGAAAGGGAGTTCTCGCCTTCGTTATCAATTGCGTATTTAACTTGCTTGGAGGTCAGCAAAAAAGGCCATTTGTCGTCGTGCTCAATGTTCGGTGTCTTTAATCCGTCAAGGTGGATACACTTTCCTGTCTTTGTTTCCCATTCCTCTGCATCGACTGTGACGGAATTCCATCCGTCTTTAGGTGTGGAAAATACCCCAAAAGGGTCATATTGAGAGTTGAAGTTACCCAGAGCTACGCACTGGAACTGAGGATTGGCATTGAGGTTAGAGATAGCTTCAAATACTGAATTGGTTACGTCTGTCGCTTCGTCGATAATTAGAAACACTCTTTTGTTCTTTAACCCAATCAGTTTTGCCGTGGCTTCTTTTTCTTTGTCTGGGCTGGAGGGAACCAGGGTAATAGAGGAACGGTCTGATGCTTCGCCGGATTCGGATCCGTCCAGAACGATCTTCCCCATCGAGTCGACCAACTTCCCGGGCAATCCTGGAACTTGCATATACCGCTCGCGGATTGATCCCCATAAACGTTTACGGGCTTCTCGAACGCTGGTGGTTGTTACAAGCACGAGAGTTTCATGCGGGGCACAAAGCCAATTCACTAAACCCCACATAGCCATTGTGGAAGTTTTGGCGGAAGACTTTGGTCCAGATATGGCTAAATAGTTTTCTTCGCAAGCCCTCTCAATCATCCAGTCGGCCCAAGGATGCCAGTAAAAACCATTCTTGCTTTTTGTTTTATGATAAGGCCAAAGAAGATTTACCACATTCTTAAAGTGTTGGGCTTTGCCCAAACCTCCGTCCTCAGGCTTCAATCCCATTTTGAAAGCCAACAATTCGATGTCGAGGTCTCCGGCTCCATCTGGCCAGGACTTTCCATATTTTTCT